CATTGATAAGCATTATGAATACTCTGTGCTTATTGAAGACATTACTGAGGTTCAAGCATTAAACAGCCTCCGTAGGTTCTATACGGATGATGCGGGTTACGCATTGGCTACTCAGGTTGATACTGATCTGTTCACACTTACTGAGGGATTAAAAGGTGGTACGGTTGGAGGTTCAAATGCTAGTGCATGGGAGAAGGCTTACATTGGTTCAGGAGCGACAAACTATACGGGTAACTCTTCAAACGCCGCAGATATAACAGATGCAGGTCTTAGAGCCTTGATTTTGGTTTTAGATAATGCAGCTGTACCGATGGATAATCGTTCTTTGATTATTCCACCAGTATGTGCTAATGATTTGCTAGGTATTAACCGCTTTACTGAGCAACAGTATATTGGATCTGGTGATGCAATTAAGACGGGGAAGATTGGCATGATTTATGGGATAGATGTTTATATCTCAACTAACTGTCCAACTACTACAACCGCCAACACAGCCACAGATAGAGTAGGTGTATTGATGCACAAAGACGCTCTTGCTCTAGTTGAGCAGATGTCTGTACGTTCACAAACACAATACAAGCAAGAGTATCTCGGTGATTTGTTCACTGCTGATACGATTTACGGTGTTGGAGAACTCCGTGATGATGCAGGTCTTGCATTTGTAGTTCCAGCTTCCTAATAGATAGGGAGATATGGAGGTATCTCATTATTTTGGGATACCTCCTTCTTTTACACATAACACACAGAGGAGTAGATAATTATGACAACCCCATTTGAATTACGCTTTAAACTTTTAGAAATGGCTCAGAGATATTTTGAGTTCGTCGATGCTAGAACAAGAGACTTTACTGATGAGGCATGGAGTCATGCGAAGGAGCAGGGTGATGCAACTTTGGAGTATTGGGAAAATCTCCAGCCAAAGCCTTATTCTATAGAGGATATCAAGACGAAGGCGAAGGAGTTATATGAGTTTGTAGAGAAGCATTAATGATATATGAGTACAAATGCGTAGACTGTAATGCCATCTTAGAGAAGTTTGTAGACTCTGTAGATGCGAGGCGGGATGAGCAGGTATGTACTCAGTGTGATGGGGTTGCGGAGTTTATAATCTCCGCCACCCCGTTTCATTTAGATGGTACAGATCCAGGCTTCCCTGATGCCTATGATAGGTGGGCGAGGGAGCATGAGAAAGCGGGAGCTAAGAATGCTTGATATTTTTGAAGATACGATAGGAGATAGTGCGCTAGATTTAGAACTAGATGCAATTAAAGGTAGGATGTCAGAGATGCTCACCCTCCTGTTAACCCGGCTGTATCGTAGTAAGCACCCTAAAGCGGGTGAGGAGGAGATTAACTCCTTTGTTCAGGAGAATAACACCTTTACAGATGAGAATAATAAGGAGTCGGAGTCTTTAGAAGAAGACATTACATCCCTGGAAAAATTATTAAGTGAGATGTTAGCCTCTTATGGTGAGATGGTAGAGAGGGTAGAATCTACAGAAGACTCTCCTAAATATAATGGGAGGGAGTTAAAGAGTAAAAGTAATGATGTAAGTAAGACACCACCTACCAAGAAGGAGGAGGTTGCTGAGGGGGAGGAGAAGCCTACCAAAAAAGAGAAGGTTTCTACCATTACTAAGGGGGGTTCCGCACCAGAGTATGGTGGGAGCAAGAAGATTAGCAGGCGGAGGGAGGTTGGTAAGAAGCCAACAGAGGCGGTGGTGATGGAGCTATTTGATAAGATTAAGGATGACATAGAGGCATTAAAGGGGAGACATATCACATACAGGCGTAGAGCGATACTGTAGTGGCATATTACTCCCGCAACCAGTTTAAGCGTTTAACGACTAGACGATTACAGTGGAAGAAGCAGAAAACCTTAGCTATGCTGGATAATAGAAGGCAGTATTTTAGAGAGTTTGATCCTTCCGCTACATCAGAAACAGAGATAATGACAGAAGGTGGTATCTATTTGATTACAGAGGGTACTGGAAATTACATTGCAACAGGCTAGAGGCAAATAATTATGGCAACTACAAGAATCTCAGCCCTAACAGAGTTAACTACCCCCGCATCAGCAGATGTTCTGGTTATTAATGATGATAGTGCTGGTTCAACAAAGAAGATACAGCTCTCAAATCTTATTCCAGATGATGCTATTGATTCAGAACATTATGTAGCAGGTAGTATTGACAATGAGCACTTAGCCGATGATGCAGTAGACTCAGATGAGTTGGCATCAGGTGCTGTTGATATAGATCATCTATCAGCTACAGGTACAGCGAGTTCTTCAACATTCCTCAGAGGGGATAACTCTTGGGTAGTACCAACAGATACTAACACTATGGGTAGTGGCTTTACAGTATCAGCAACAACCGATTCTAATGCTACAACTATAACTCAAGGCGATGACCTGATGTTTACTGCTGGCACAGGTATTACTACCGAAACAACCGCAGATGGCACAGTAACTATTGCAAGTACAGTTACAGATACTAACACTATGGGTAGTGGCTTTACAGTATCAGCAACGACTGACAGTAATGCAACTACCATAACGCAAGGTGATGATTTAATGTTCACAGCAGGTACGGGTATTACCTGCGAAACAACAGCAGATGGCACAGTTACTATTTCAAATACTGTTTCTGGTGCTAGTACCGCAACCTCTAGTGCTACAGGACTAATAAAGATTGAAGATGATACTGACCAATCTGTAGCAGCAGAATCAGTAAGCACTACAGCAAATAGAACTTATGGTTTACAGTTAAATTCTAGCGATCAAGGTGTTGTCAATGTACCTTGGACAGATACTAATACTACTTATAGTGCTGGCGATTTCAAATTAGATGATTTAGGTGCGCCAGACGATAATACTGATTTGGATTTTTCTACATCTGCACACGGTTTAGTTCCCAAGGGGACAAACACTGGTGATTTCTTGAAAGATGATGGTACTTGGGCTGCTGCTGGTGGTGGGTTTAACTCAGTACAAACCTTTACTGCCAGTACAACATGGTCACGACCAAGTGGAGTTACCAAGGTAAATGTCTTTGTCGTAGGTGGTGGTGGTGGTGGTGGTGGTGCTCACACTGCTTATGGCGGTGCTTGTGGCGGTGGTGGGGGAACATCCATTAAATACGCGCTGGATGTTTCAGGCATTTCTTCCTCAACTATTACTATTGGTAGTGCTGGTAGTGCTGGTGGTGCGCCCAGTGCCGGGGGTGCAGGAGGAGCATCTAGTTGGGATGATACAACAAATACCTACACAGGAAATGGCGGTGGTGGTGGCGCTTCTGCCGTAGGCGGTGGGGCAGGCGGCTCAGGCGGCACCGCATCTGGTGGCACATTGAATGTGACTGGACAGGGTGGTGTCGGTACGTGGAATACTCCCACCAGTGGGGGTTCTCCGCTTCTTTTTGGGCTTGGTGGAGCTAAGAAGAATACCGGAAATGGCTCAACAAACCCCGGAACGGGTTACGGTGCAGGCGGAGGTGGTGGAATAAGCTCTACTGGTCATGCTGTAGGGACTGCTGGAACCGCTGGAATCGTTGTTGTAGAGGAGTACAAGTAATGGAATATGCAATTGTTAAATCAGGAATAGTAGAAAATATTATTGAATGGGATGGAGTATCAGAATTCACAGTAGACGGTGAACTTGTGCTAGCAGATAATAGTGCTTGGATTGGTGCTAAATACGATGGGGCTTTTGAAGCTAAACCCATCCCACCCGATACCAGAACCTACAGCGAAAAAAGGCGCGACCGATACAATGCTGAACTGCCAATGGGTGACCAGTTCGATGCGATATTGAAGGGCTTTAACCAGCTCCGGTTCGACGGTCAGGATTTACCAGCGGATCTCGATGAGGTTATCGGCATCTGGCTTGGGATCAAATCAGCAATTCCGAAAGAGTGATGGATATCTCAACCGCTTTCGATTCCATACTAGCAATGGAGTAAGACACAATGAATAAACATATCACACTTTTTTTACTACTCACATCTTTACTCTTATCTAGCTGTGTACCGATTATGGGCAGAGTTTCTTTAGAGATAGGAACATGGGAGGCGAGAAGTTCAATCTCACTGGAGAAGATACATGAATAAGACTATTAAACCACTACTAACTATT